AGGCGGGGATTGACCTGAAACGACAGGCGGTGCTGTTCCGCGCGGGTCACCATAGCGACCAGCTCGAAGTCGAGCTCACGCGCCGCGGCATCCCGTTTGTAAAATACGGCGGACTAAAGTTTCTCGAGGCGGCGCATGTCAAGGACATGCTAAGCCTACTGCGGTGGGTCGAGAACCCGAAAGACTTGGTCGCCGGATTTCGGGTGCTTCAACTGCTACCCGGTGTCGGTCCCGCGACGGCGCGCAAAGCGCTGGCGCATCTCTCCGCAACCAATTGGAACTTCACGCTGCTGAATTCCTTTGCTGCGCCCTCAGCCGCTTCCCCGCACTGGCCGGAGCTCTGCGCGCTACTGTCGTTGCTGCGCAATGAAGCGACGCCCTGGGCGGGACAGATCGCTTTGGTTCGTCAGTGGTACCTGCCACATCTCGAACGCCTCCATGACAATATTATTGCGCGAGCGGCCGATCTCGATCAGCTAGAGCAAATTGCCGGGAGTTATGCGACGCGTGGCAGCTTCTTGACGGAGCTGACCCTAGACCCACACCAGGCGACCAGCGCCGAAGCGGGTCAACCGCATCTCGACGACGACTACCTCGTGCTGTCGACGATCCATTCTGCGAAAGGCCAGGAATGGGATGCCGTGTTTGTGCTCAACTCACCGATGGCTGCATCCCCTCGGACATGGCTTTCGGGGATCACGAGCAGATCGAGGAAGAACGCCGTCTCCTCTACGTGGCCATGACGCGCGCGCGGCAGCATCTGCACCTGGTGCAGCCATTGCGCTTCTTCCGCACTCATCAGCATCGGCATGGCGATGGTCATATTCTGGCGATGCGCAGCCGCTTCATCCCAGACAGCATTCTCGATCGCTTCGAACGCCGTGCCCACAGCCGCGCTGGCCACGATTCGGCGTTTCGACCCGAATTGCAGATACGGGTTAATGTCCCGGCCAGGATGAGGGAAATGTGGAACTAGGGCATCGGTTCATTAATGCCGAGCGATAACCTGATACAGGCGGGATGCCGGCAAGATAATTAGTTGCGAGCGTGCTGGCAGTGTGTTTGGGCCATCATCGTTGCCACCTGTTCGGTACAGCCGTTAATCGATTTCATCTGCCGAATGAGTCATTAAAGCCGCTTTTCGTGGTCGAACATCCGCGATCGGCCAGGCGATTGTCTTGGTCCTCGCAGCCGCACGACCGCGACCATTCACCCGATATGTTGCGATTGAAGACTAGAATAATTAGTCCGCTCTGAGAAAAAGTTCGAGATCTTCACTGTAATTCAATACCTTGGTGACCAGGTGAAACACCGCCATTGACAACACCGCAATTGCGTGTCTAAATTGTGTCATTCTGCATGGGACAGTAGTCCAGGCACCGCCACGCAGAACCACACTTTTTTCGAGATATGATAGTGGGGACGCAATGGCGCGGAAAAAGGGTTCACGAACCGGGCCTGCCAAGGTTGCAACCATCTCGAGCGTATGAGGATTGAGCGCCTTCTGGCAGCCGGGGCATCGATCAAGGGAACGGCGCGAAAGTTTGAGATCGATTATCACGCACTGCGGCGCCACTGGATCAATCATGTGTCGGTAGAAGAGCGCGCTGCCTATATTGCCGGCGCTGGGGCGATTAAGGATCGGCTCGAGACCGTGGTCGCGGATGAGTCTCTCGCTCTGATTGACCACTATCGGATTGTCCGCGGCGGGCTTTACAAGAGCTTTGCGGCGGCAACGGAAGTCGGAGACAGCAATTCGCTGGCGCTGCTGGCGGGGCGGTTGCATGAAAATTTCCGGGATTGCGGCCGACTGACCGGTGAGCTGCAGCGCGGGCCGTTGCTGAACATCCAGAACAACGTTCTGGTCAATCCCGATTACACGAAAGCGATCGCCCGGATCGTGAGCGCCGTCGCTCCATTTCCAGAGGCACGAGAAGCGGTGATTACGGCACTACGCGACCTCGAGGCGGCGAGCGATCCGACGCCCGCACTTGAAGACCATCGAGTTAAAGGAGTTGTGATCGATGACTAGTTCCTTTGCTGCGAAGCTCGTCGACGCTCTTGAGCATTCTTGGGCGGCAATCGCTCGACCGAACCAGCTTCCACCCCCTGGCGACTGGTGGCAGATCTGGCTGTTGCTCGCCGGCCGAGGCTTCGGAAAAACTCGCACCCTGGCAGAGTGGGTATGTGAGCAAGTCCTATTTGGGCTGGCCAGTCGAATTGCGCTGGTCGCGGCCACCGCTGCCGATGCGCGCGATGTCCTGGTAGAGGGAGAGAGTGGCATCCTCGCGGTCGCTCCGCCTTGGTTCCGGCCAATCTACGAACCCTCCAAGCGACGGCTGACCTGGCCGAACGGCGCTATTGGTACGACATTTAGTGCCGAAGAGCCGGAGCGGTTGCGCGGGCCCCAGCATGACGCAGCGGTCTGCGATGAGCTCGGATCTTGGTCGCGCCCGGAGACCTGGGACATGCTGCAATTCGGGTTGAGACTTGGACGCAACCCGCGCTGCCTCGTCGCAACGACGCCGCGGCCGACGAAGCTGATCCGTGAATTGTTGGCTCGCGAAGGCCGTGACGTCGTCGTGACGCGCGGTTCGACCTACGAAAATCGCGCGAACTTGGCGCCGGGTTTTTTCGACCAGGTAATCCGCAAATACGAGGGAACACGCCTCGGCCGGCAAGAACTCAACGCCGAACTGCTCGAGGACACCCCAGGCGCATTGTGGAGCCACGGCATCATTGATGCCGCGCGACAAGCTGCAGCTCCCAACCTGGCGAGAATTGTTGTTGCGATCGACCCTGCGACGACGTCGGGTGAGGACGCAGACGAAACCGGCATCGTTGTGGTCGGCAAAGACAACCAGGGCCACGGCTATGTGTTGGCTGATGCCTCGGGAAAATATCAACCCATCGAATGGGCAAAAATCGCCATCACCGCGTATCGAACACATCATGCGGATCGCATCGTGGCCGAGGTTAATAACGGCGGCGAAATGGTGGAAAACACGCTCCGCATGGTCGACCCCAACATTCCCTTTACCGCCGTGCGAGCTTCTCGGGGAAAGGTCACCAGGGCGGAACCCGTGTCGGCGCTTTACGAGCAGGGCAGGATGCACCACGTCGGCACCTTCCCGCAGCTCGAAGACCAAATGACGAATTTCACCTCGGATTTCGATCGTCAGTCTGCTGGATATTCACCTGATCGCGTTGATGCTCTGGTGTGGGCCGTAACGGATCTTATGCTGACCGACATGAAGGGTTGGGGCCTCTTTGAGGTCATGCGGCGGCGCGCAGCCGGCGAAACTCTCGAGCAGATCGCCGGCATCGTGGCGCGGCCGGGCGAAGAACCGAAACGGGAATCGTTGCTCGACCTATACAAGCGCCGCATGGCGGAGATCGCGGCCGGGAAAAAATAAAGGGCCTGGAATTTTTCATCCGAGCCCGCGCCTATTTTCAATTTTCGGCCATGTGGCCGATCACTCATCACCTGCACCGCGCTACGCGATCACGGAATTGATGCTGACCGACATGAAGGGATACGCCTTTTACGAGATGGTGCGCCGCATGGCCGCCGGCTAGACCAAGGCGCAGATCGCCGGCATCGCCGAGAGCACTCCCAAGAGCGAGAGGAAACCGAGCCTGCGTCTATAAACAGGCGCTTGCGACGTATCAAAAATCCTCTGGACCAATGCCAGGCTGATCCCGAGATTGTAGTTCTTGTGGACGCGTCGAATTATCTTTTCTGTCGCGTCGCGTTATTGCCTCGGGCCATCTCCGCTTTGATCCGCTGCACCACGCTGGTGCCGGTGCGGCACTCGCGCGCGGTTTTGAGAATGCCCTTGCCGCTCGCCAACGCTGAACGGATTGCAGCTTCTTTCGTTGCGCCGATCCTCGCCCGACCGATCGGCTTGCCGCTTTTGGTGCCCTTCTCTCGCGCCCTGGCAAGCCCGGCATGTATCCGTTCCTGAATAATCGCGCGCTCGAACTCTGCAAAAACGCCGAGCATCTGAAACAGCGCGCGTCCGGCCGGGGTGGTTGTATCGACCGCTTGCTTTTCAAGATAGAGGTCGCACCCGGCGGCGTTGAGTTCGCCAAGAAAGCCAACGAGATCCTGCAACGATCGGCCAAGGCGGTCGACCGACCACGCGGCGGCGACGTCGACCTTGCCACGCACGACCTCTTTCAAAAGCCGATCGAACTCTGGCCTCTTATCGCGACCTTCAGCACCGCTGATGCCTTCGTCAGAGAATTCGTCGGCGATGACCCATCCCTGCCGACGACCGATCGCCTCAGTGAGAGCTTGGCGCTGGTTGTCGACGGTTTGTCCATTTTTCGTCGAAACCCGGAGGTACAGTCCGACCCGTTTGCCCATGACACCTCATACCATAACCATCCTGTTTTGGTATAGAGTAAATCGGCGGTCGTCAAGCGAGGAAACGCGCCATTCTCGATGTCCGATTCGGAAAAGGGTTTCGGTATAGCAATCTCCGCGGTTGCACCGCTCACACCAAACGTCCCACCGGTGAGTCGATCGAGGTCCGATGCGGAGCTTGAGAAGTGGCTCCCCGTGGTTTTTTAACGATCACCTAATCGCGGCTTCACGATGCTCGCCAGAAGCCTTTTGTTAAACGTCGCCCGCTCGTTGCTATTTACATCCCAGTCACGACTGAAACCAATTGCGCAATATCGCGTGACGGTCTTGGCAGTGTCCGAGTCGCCAGCGCAGGTTCTTGAATACCGTTGGAGGCTCTGAGTCTTTTTGCGGACCACCGAACCAATTCAATCTGGTCTCTGAGCGCAACACACCCGGAGTGCGGTTGCGCTCGTCGGAGGCTGTTTGGGTTACGACGATGCTGCCGGCGGGCGGGATGCTGGCCGGATTCGCAGCGTGGCTATTACTACCGCTCGTCGGCTGGCGTGGTCTCTTCCTGGTCGGCTTGGTGCCGCTGGTGCTGGTGTTCATGATCCGCTACTGGGTTCCCGAGTCGCCGCGCTGGCTGACGCGCATGGGGCGCATGGAGGAAGCCCGCAAATCGCTTGCCCTGGGCGCTGATGATCGATCCGCAAGAGATCGCACTGCCGGCGACCCTACCAGAGGTGGACAAGACTCGGTGGATCGAGCTGTTCAAGTATCCTCGGTTGGTCGCCGCCGGCTG